AGATGAAGGGTATGGGTCAAATCGTTACATGGTCTATTGTAGATGAAACACAGCATTGTGAGTCTATGATTAAATTGTTTAGAACATACATAGAAGAAAACAAAGAGATTTGGAATGATGATCTAAAGTCTCGCATATATACTATCGCAGAGAAAATGGTTGAGTTAGAAGATAAATTCATTGACTTGGCATTTGAAATGGGTCCGATGGAAGGCCTATCAAGTGAAGATGTTAAGAAATATATCAGATACATTGCTGATCGTAGATTGATTAGTCTTGGTCTAAAGGGTGTGTTTAAAGTTAAGAAGAACCCATTGCCATGGGTTGAAGAAATGATTAACGCACCAACACACACCAATTTCTTTGAGAACAGAGCCACAGATTATGCCAAGGGTGCATTGAGTGGTAATTGGGAAGAAGTATGGGGTAAAGCCGCATGAAAAAAATTCTAATTTTATCGTTAATGTTGATTTCAATATCAGCATCAGCTCAACACCGTCATGGCCATTGGCACCATGGCGGTGGCAATCCATGGTTTTGGGTTGCACCAACTGTAATAGGTGGTGTAGTCGGCTATGAGATTGCAAGACAACAGCAACCTGTGGTAATACAACAAGTACCAACATGTGCATCACCTGGAATACGTTGTAGCTATGAGATACAACAGCCAATTCCGGTGCAACCAATTTGTTCAATATGGACTGAAGTGCAACATCCTGATGGGACAATAACTAGAACAAGAACCTGCACACAATAAGAAAGATAATATGAAGAAGTTTTTGATATTACTAGCACTATTCAGTAGTGCTGCCTTTGCCTGGGATCAACGGACACCCAATCCTGTAGATGCATGTAAAGTGCATAGCCCATACGGTTTTGCAGCCGTAAAAAGACCAGTACAAGCAATCTGCCGTGAAGCGTATTTGGTAGCATATGATGCACCAGTTAAGATTCCAGCATACGTTGCATATACATTAGAACCTGCAAAAGCACTTGGTTGCTTCCCACGCACTAATGCATTTGTTGCGGATCAATCACTAGGTGGTACAGGCGCAAGACCAGATGATTATGCTGGTACAGGATACGATAAGGGTCATGCCGCACCTGATGGTGATCTATCATGGTCAGCACAAGTGGAGTATGAATCTTTTTTAATGACAAATATGTATCCCCAAGCTGGATCTTTAAATCGGGGAATATGGAAATTATTAGAGACATCAATAAGGGGCTGGGTAGTGCAACTCAACCAACCTTTTACTATATACGTTGGCGCATTCTATGGCGCTGGTGATAAAGTGATTGGCAATGCAGTTTTAGTGCCACATGGATATTACAAAATTGTAATCAATAACAGTACAGGTGCAGTTGCAGGTTGGGTATTTCCACACGTTGCACCATATCCTAATCTAGGTAATGATTTAACTAAGTTCCGTAAACCTATTCCACAGATTGAAACTGAGGCAGGCATTAAGTTTGCATTCCCAGCCAATGCAAAAGAATTGCAACCAGGTCAAGAATGGCCAGTTGATTTCGGTAAACTGACTAACGCAAAACGTGCCAAGTGTGGCGCAAACACAACCGAATAATGGCTACGATACATCACACCTGCGAAGACTGTAATTCAGAGTTCACGATTAAATATGATCCTGAGGTCTGTGAGAGTGACCCATTACATTGCCCATTCTGCTCAGCATACATACTAGAACCAGAGGAGTATGATGATGAGGATGAATAGTGTGGCATTATAATGGTGTTGAATTTACAGAAGATTTAATAGATAAATCATTTGGGTTTGTATATTGCATCACAAACCTATCTAATGACCGAAAGTATATTGGTAAGAAACTCTTTACTAAATCAGGTCGCAAACAAACTAAAGGCAAAATCAAGAAAGTCCGTGTAACATCGGATTGGCTTGATTACTATGGATCAAACAAAGAACTACAGGAAGATGTAGTGAAGAACGGTGCAGATACATTTCACCGTGAAATACTTTACCTGTGTGCCACTAGGTCTGAATGCTCGTATAGAGAAACACAAGAGATATTCAGCAGAGGTGCCTTGTTGACTGAGGATTATTATAATTCCTGGGTCACCTGTAAGATACACAAGGCACATGTTCTAGGCAAATTTTAATATTAGAGGCGGCATACTAGTGAAAGTACTTAGTTTTTATTGCATTGCAACATAAATAAACTTGTGGTCATAAACCACTCATTCAAACATAATTTGGAGCAATCATGTTAAAGTTCTTACAAAGAATTTTTTATATTAATCAGCAATCACGGTTGGAATCATATCTTTCAACTAAGTCTATCACCGATGTTAGCCAACTAGAACACTACATGCGTGAGTATGAAAACCAAGCAAAGAAAGGATATCTATGAAAACCATTTTAACTAAAATTTATAAAGCATTTGAAGCTCTCGGTAGTTTCACTAAAAATTACCGAGAAACAAAATACGGTGCATTTCGCACCGGCAAATAACCCATCGTCTAAAGGAGATAACTATGTTCACACCAATTAACTATATCGAAACAATTCAAACAACAAAGAAATCAATCGTTGAGAAAGTCATTCTCGACAATGATTTAAACAAACTAGCTAAATCATACATTGATGCTGAAACAGAATTCACTAAAAATGTATTTCAAGCGTCTATGGATCTAGCAACATATTTTGCTGACTCATTGGTAAACTTCAAGTCACCTACTACAGCCAAAGCTAAGTAATCGATAAATATTCTTTGACTATGTGGTCGGAGAATATGAAGAACAAAACAATACCATCATCTAACTATATCAGACATTCAGTTAAAATAATGTCATGGCAACCTATTGTAAGAAACGGTTGGATTATCAAGTTTTCCGTCAATAAAGACGGATCAAGTATACTTCTAATCTTTACCTCTAATCATACCGGTCATACTATTATACGGCACTTCACCGAAGAGGATGAAGCAGTTAATTTTATAAATTATGTCATACAGCTAGATCCCGCTGAGTATATCTAACAATCCCGCTTCGGCGGGATTTTTTTATTGGTATAAGTACATTATTACCATTATTATACTAAAAAGGGTGATATAATGATTGATATCAGTACAACAGCCAATGTATCGTATAAGACTTCATCATGGACAAGTGAGAAACAATTTAAACCAGATCCGATATATAAACGTAGAGAGTTCAGGCAAGATCCTGAGTATCCTCAATATAAGTTTATACCATCTGAGTTGACGAAAGCGAATACAAAATGAAAATAGGATTTACCTGTTCTACCTTTGACCTGTTTCATGCTGGGCATATAATGATGCTCAAAGAGGCGAGAACACAATGTGATTATCTAATTGTCGGTATGCAAACTGACCCCACCATCGATAGAGATTGGAAGAATAAGCCGGTACAGTCTGTTTTTGAAAGGTTTACCCAGTTACAGGCTTGCAAATATGTTGACGAAGTGATACCATATGCTACTGAGAAAGAGTTAATCGATATATTATGCTCATATACAATAGATGTTCGCATCATTGGGGAAGAGTATAAAGACCAACAATTTACAGGGTATAATTTGCCAATGGCAGTATATTTCAATACAAGACGGCATAGTTTTTCAACAACAGAATTGAGAAACCGTGTTGTTGAAGCAAAAGGGAGTAAAATTCAATGAGCAAACCGGCGGATAAAGAAAAACACAGCAAGCGTCTATACAATGACGCTGTTAAGATTGACAAACAGATGAGTATTGCCAAGGCACATGGTCTTGTTGCAGATAAACCTCATGTCTTTGGTAAAATGCATGCTACTAATTGTGGCATTCCTAATTGTGTCATGTGTGGTAATCCACGCAAGATTTGGGGTGAGAAGACAATACAAGAACGAAAGTTTGATGAAACTATAGGATGGACAGAATGAGTATATTAGACCGAATAGAGCAGTTAAGATATGAAGCAACCGACAATCATATGGATGGGTTCTATTGCTGGGACAAGAAGAAACAATTGTATGAGATATTATGGGCAGCCGAGAAAGGTCTAGCTGCCTGTAGTACATTTGCAGGTGAAGACGAGTGGTTATTATCTAAGGAGAAACAAAATGAGAGTAATTAAATCAGAGTGGCATCAAGTTGAGAAGCGATACGAAACTGAGATTGATGAAATCACCTTATCGGACATTTATCCCGACCTTGATGAGGTCGAGATTGGCGAGATTATGGATGAATTAGAATCAGGTGAACGAACAATTGAAGATATTCTTGAAGCTGCATTTAATAATGGTGTGGACATTGATTGGGATTGGATGGATGAAGATGATTGGTGGACTGATCGCAAAGGTGGTTACGAGGTGACATATGAGGTGAGTGATGAGTAAACTTGCCGAGCAACATCAAATAAGTGACCATCTACAATATCTACAGCGCTTGGTTGATAGTGCATTCCTCAAGTTAGAAGTGATTGAATTAGAGAATATCAAACTGAAGGCCGAGAATGTTCAGTTAATTACTATTATTCGAGATATGGCAATGAAAGAATTGTCGAATGCTTGAAGACGATGATAATCCATTGCCCGAATGGATGAGGGCAGAAACCTATTCTAATCCGCAGTATAAGCCAAGACCTGCCAAGAGTCTTACCGAGTCTATAATGGAGGCTATGCAAAAGCCTCCAGTACCAATCATTATACAGGAACCAAGAAATGATTAAATTTAAAAGTTTTATTAATGAACGTGTCCGAGTTGGTCGAGTACAGCGATTTGCTGCCAAGGCACATGATGAGTGGCGTAAGAACTTTGACGCTACAGGCACAAAGGAACGAATCAAGGACAATAGTGATGGTACAAAGGGCAATATCAATGTGCCGTTTAATAAATTACATCCTGATTGGAAAAAAGAAAACCTTGCTGCAGGCAAAGCTGCAATGGATGCCGTGAATAAGCATCCAAAGGATATTGAAAGAGCGGCAGAGCATGTTCATAATGAGTGGATGAAACGCAATCCAAGGGCTGAGCACAATGCCTCTCAACATGTACCTTATCATCAATTATCAGAACCTGAGAAGGAAAAAGATAGAGTCCATGTGCGTGCTATGCAAAGGATACAGAACAAATGAATGATAATACTATAGAAAAATTAGTATATGAAATAGATGATATGTTTACCCAATACTTGAAAACCCTTCAAGTTGATCCGTTAGTGTTAAGCACTATACTATTGGCAAGGATGATAAGAATGAATGATGCTTGCGAGAGTGGTAAAGAGTTTCGCCAGATATTATCAGAATCATACAAGAAAGCACCTGTCGAGTCTGAAATTGTGAGGTTACATTGATACGAATACTTGGTGACAGCCATGTACAGGGTATATTACACAATCACAATCCAGGTGGTACAATATTTCATGGCGCCACGGCCAAGGGATTGAATAATCCCAATAGTAAAAAAAAGTATGGTGATGAGATAGGTAGATTATTATCTGATGAAATCGACACATATGTTTTGATGTTTGGCCAGGTCGATGTAGAATTCTCATATGTTTATCATTGGTTAGCCAATCGTGGCATAGACTATCGCAAGCACAATGCTCAATGCGTTTCCGAGTATGTTAAGTATATCAATAGAATTTTCGAGGCCAGAACCGTGTATGTTTGTTCTGTTGGGTTGTCCGCAGTTGCCGATGAATATTACAAGGATGTTATTGCCGACAATGGTCGCTGGTCTGATGAACAAAAAAATTGTATAAAGAACCTACACCAAGACGATTTACCTGATATATACACCCGCACTCAAATTGTGCTAGATTTTAATAGAAGATTAAAAAAGAAATTAACCCAAGCTAATACCAAATACATTGATGTGACCATGTGGTCATATGATGCCAAGCAAAAAAGAATAAGTGACCTATTCTATGATAAGATTCCCAAAGAGCATCATAATTATGCAAGAAATGATACTGTTACAAATATTATAATGAAAGCGATAGAGAATGAAATACACTTCCCGTAGTATACCCGGCGAATCAAGAACCAACGAGAGATATACTGTTAATGACAATACAGAACTAGCCAATCTGATTATCTCTAATGTCCATCTGTATAGAAACCAAGAAACCATGGGTCATTCCCATGTAGATCAAGACGAAGTGTATTTCTTTGTATTTGGTCAAGGCTATATGTTAATAGATGATGTTGCACACCAAGTGACTGCTGGTGACGTTATCCTTGTACCTCATTCAAAATTCCATAAGGTATTCAATACAGGCGATACCACGATGATATTCAATACAGTATATAATAGGAAGCATTATACCACATGGGTAGACCTGACTGATGATGAAATAGAAAAAGCTTATATGGATACTAATAGCTTTGAAAGAATGGCAAAAGTATTAGAAGCTAAAATGAAAGAAAAGAATGTTTGAGTGCCTGATTATCATATTCACCTATGAATTAATACATCCTCACCATGATGTAGGAATAGTAGGCATATCGAATAATGATTGGGGTGGTGCGGGTGGTATATTAGCATTTGGATATTAATATGACCTATAATGAATGGATGAATGAAATAGAGAATTATGCTACAAGATATGATAGATTCCTAGAAGAATGGGATAATGGTATGTCCGTAGAGAGAATGGAAGAATGGTTAAAGGCATCATATGATATGGGGTTGAAACATAATGTGCAATAAAGTGGGGTATTGTGGGGGCGTCCGAGTGGGTCGGGACCTGTAGGAGCCATGCGGAATGCCAGGTAAAATAATAGAAAAAAACTGTGGAAATTGTGGAAATATCTTTAAAACACGCCGTGGAGTTTATTGCTCTGTGGCTTGTTCTAATGCCGCTAGAGATATATCTACTGAAACAAAAGATAAACTCCGAGTAAAATCGAGAGAATATCTGTTAACGCCCGAAGGTGTTGCTAATCGTAATCTCGCAGGACCGAATCAGATTACCATAGAAGATTTCGCAGTTGATATCCCTGAGATAAAGGACCTCAGGGATTATGATTTAGATGGTTATGCTCATGCAGAAGATTGGTGATTAGATTTGCATGGGGAAATCTTGAAGTGCCATTTTTTACATTTGATGCAGTACATAGTGCCCTCTCATTAAAGACCTCAATTATAACATGTATTTGCCGTTTTGTCAAGCCGCTGGTATTGTGAACGAAAGTATTACAATCCACCCACCCCTGTTCCTCCCCTTATTATACCACATTTTTTCTAGTTTGTCAAGCCCCCGTTGTTGCAGGTAAACAACAGCCAGATAGTGCTTGACTTCCCCTGTGGTTCTGTTATACTTGTGGTGTTGAGTTAGAAAATGATATAGGAGCTGCTATGTGGAATCTTGAAGGTCTGATTGTTAGGGGTGTTTACTTCGACCAGCCCGTTGAGGGTGTTGTTACTCTGAGCCGTGTAAAATACGGTGGTGCAGTACAGCACACCGTGGATCTGTTCCACTCTATTACCATGTTCGGCCAAGAGCGTACTATGGTATTACTTGACGCTAATGAAATAGTCCATGTTGAATACGAAAGTGTTATAGCCTGTGAATTTGATTAGTTAATTATTATTACACCATGTAATAAAAAACACTCCGATACATTAGTGTTACATGGTCTTTCGGCTTATATCTGAATAGGCTTTACACAATGTATATTAGAGTAGCGCAGTTTTTTGATACTTTTGTATTAGTCGTAAAAAAACAACATAATACCCGTACCGTGTGGACGGGTATTTTTTTAGCTTGACATTTCCTACCAAGCTGTTATACTGGTTCCATAGATTGAGAAAGAAAGAAATTAATGAGACCATCGAAACCATCCACTTATATGAATGACTTGGGAATTACTATAAAAGTATACACCTATCAAAAACCAAGAAAAGAAGAAAAGACTTGGCCTGCTAGTAAATATTCCATTTATAATATTGGTCGCCAAGGTGTGAAATTTGGTCGTGGTGGTAATCACGCTACTTGTGATGATGTTGCTTAAAAACAACAGTTGCCGGAAGTGCTTGACATTTCCTGCCAATGTGTTATACTCTATCCATAGATTGAAAAAACAGACAAATATTTGAAAGGACTCAAAATGTCAAAACCCTCCCTCTCCTCCCTCGCCATCGAATCCAAACGTGAAGAAATCGCTGCTGCAAAAGCAGAACTTGCTGCTCTTGTCCGTGTGCGTAAAGATGCCAGAATTGCTCTCCGCGCTGAGAAATCTGCTGCTCGTGCGTTAAAATTAATTGATCGTGCTGAAAAGAAAGCCGCTCGCATTGCTAAACTTGAAGCTAAATTGATTGCTTTGAAAGTTGGTAAAGTCGGATCTGTTGCTATTCGTACCAACAAAAGACCCTCTGCCTGCACTACAGTTTACCAAATGTCCGCTTAATATGAATAAGAGTAATTTTACTCCGATTCAACGGAGAATTATGGCGTTTAACCATATGGATAAAGAAGCTGCAGTTACCGCGGAAATGCGAGAGTATTATTTCCAAGACTTTGAAATTGAATTGAAATTGGCAAATGATTCTAAACAATGGGCTTGTTGTTATTATGCAACAAGTTCTTAATAAAGGAAATAAAATGAATTACGGAATGTTTTCGGATGCTGGTAACCAGAAGGTTGCCCTTATTGTAGATTTTGCTAAAAACAATAATCTAGGGTGGCAAGAGGTCATGCCTCTGCTTCGAAACCTTGCCGATTCAGATTATGACCGATTCGGCGAGGCCATGGACACCCAAGTCCGTGAGGCTGTGTATGATGCTCTTAATTTAACCTCCGATTTTTATGTATAATTTAATCACCTCTACAGGTAAGATATTATCCTTTCAGATAAAGGCCTGTGCTGATGTATATCAGAAGGCCTATGGTGGTGTTGTTTTTACGCAACAAGTGCTTGACACCACCACCAATGCTGTTATAATAGAACCTATCAGTAAGGAAACAGCATGACTTTTACAAAATACGAAACCGCTATATTCACCATAGTATATACTCTGGCTGCTATAGTTCTTACCCTTGATTTATTTGTTTGGAGACCCTAATGTCTAGAATGTCCGACCTGCACCTAACCCTCTCCTGTGCTATACAGGATGGAGAGTATTCATTCGCTGAGATAGCGGAGATGTATAACGTACCCTTTGAATGGGTGAATAATGTGGCTATTGAGTTGGCCGCTCAGGGTGATGATGATCGCCTGGATGATTATGATGACAGCATGGACGGAGACTTCGACAGCGCCATGGCCTCTGCTGGGTACGGCACGGATGAAGACTACGGCTATTATGGTGATGAGTGATTCTATAGGCTGTCAAAAAGCCGCCTAGGACAGTACCAGGGAGTCCTCTACAGTAAGTCTACAATTGCTTAAGGTTTCTTCGCAATCACGGACAAATTCGGATTCCCATACAAAAACCCCCACGAAAAAATTTTTGGATATTTTTATGACCTCTATACTCTCTATGGCTATCATACTATTAATTGAATTCACAAGGAATATATAATGAAAATCGAAACAGCAATCAAGCAACTAAACAAAGAACAGGCCTTCTTGGGTTTGGGTCTTTTAGAGTTACTAGAGGACATTGGTAAAGTGGGTGCTATGGTCTATAGTGAAAAGACTATGGATGCCTATCGTGTCTTTATGAGTGAAGGCTCTAAACTATTTGCAGAGGTGTAATATGAAAGAACGAATTAAAGAACTTGCTATTGAGGCTAAATTGATTGCTCCAGAATATAATGGTTTTGACCATACACGCTTGTCAATATCACAACAAAGGTTCGCCGAGTTGATTGTTAGGGAATGTGCCGAATTTGCTAACGAACATAATTCAGAAGTTGAAGGTGTTACTCTTGGTATAGGCAAGGCGATTAAAAAACATTTTGGAGTTGAACCTACTGTAAATGAAACCCTACGGAATCGTAGCACTTATTTTGGAAATGATATATGAAAGAAATTATGATACAAAACGAATTTGGTATATGGGTGCATGATATCTTTGCTGAATGGCTGAGTATACATGCACTAGGTGATATCGATAATCCTAACCCTATACATAACAACATCCCTCTGGATATCTTTAACTTGGCCTTGATTGGAATATATGACCAACTATGAATTGATTACTAAACTAGAACAGGCACAATATTTGTTGTCTGAAATATACCATTGGGCAAATACAGAAATGTCCAATGGCCTACAGGTTTCACCTCTGAAAACAAATGATGAGGTGGCCAGGTTAATGAGTGCAGCTGATGGTTGTATCTGTGAAGCCCTAGATGAACTACAATGGGATCAGGAAGATTAATAATGAACAGTTACTCAAAAACTGAAATATTCGAATTCCTTGATTTAGTCAGAAGCTCTGGTGCTGTCAATATGTACGATGGTGCAAAGTATCTAATCTCTGAATATGGTATTACCCGTAATGAAGCTCGGGAATATCTCATTGAATGGATGCGAACCTATAGCAGCCGAATTCATTCCGACAAGGGCTATGAAATTGGTACAAAAGAAGGATATGATGCATTTGTAGCAAAACGAAATGAGAGTTCGGATTGAGCTCGAGCTTGCTGACCGAGAAGTTTATGGAAAAAATAAAATGAGACAAGAACTAGACGAATATCTTTGTAAAGTATATCCAAAGATGATGGTGAACCGCAACAAGGACATGCAAGAAACCTGCATGTGTTGGGGTTTTGAAGTTGGTGATGGTTGGTTTAATATTATCAATCAGCTCATGGGTAACATACAACACCACCTCGATTGGAAGAATCGAAATGAAGAGGTTGTTCCACAAGTGACCTTAGACCAAGTTAAAGAAAAGTTTGGCAGTTTACGATTCTATTATACTGGTGGAGATGATTACATTCGTGGTATGGCCACTATGGCAGAATCAATGAGTGGTGTTACCTGTGAAGTATGTGGTAATATTGGCGAATCAAACGGCGGACCATGGATAAGAGTAAGATGTAAGGAACATGATAATGAATAAAGTATATGAAGGTGAGTTTACAAAAGTGTTAGTATCACCAGGCTTTGGTGCTGGGTGGTCTACATGGAACTATAATATTCCAGAATTGTTGTTTGACCCTGTAATTGTGCGTATGGTTGAAGACGGAACAAGCGCTGAAACAATTGAGGCTTATTGCATCGCTAAATATTCATCTGGATATTTTGGTGGTTCTACTGATTTAGAAGTGGTGTTAGTAAAAACTGGTTCAGATTTTATCATACATGAATATGATGGTTCTGAAACTTTACAATTAAAGGATGAAATGAAATGGCTACAGGCATGAGAAAAAAACAAATATCAGCTCTAGTAAGTGCTGATATTGCAGAGAGTGAAGAAATGGTTAAAAGAGAAAACTTTAAACCAATGAGTAAAGAGATGAGAGAGCTTGCTGAAAAAGCGGGTTTTATCTTTTGGGAGAATGTATCATGGAAACCATTTGGTGCAGAAATCGATTGGTCGTGTGACTATTCAGAAGACCTCAAAAAATACACAGAATTAGTAGTCCGTAAATGTATTGAAATTTGCGAAAAGGGAACACCTACGCAAACCACAAGCTTTGGTGCCTCTCAGGATATCAAGAACCACTTTGGTTTAAAATGAATACTTTAGTACTACTGTTGCTTTCACGCAACATAGGGGCTTGACATTTTCCGTGGGTTTGTTATAATAGACCCATGATGAGAAAAAAACGAAACGATAGAAATCACGTCCTGTATCGTGTTATTTGCACGGATACTGGCGATTCTTATATTGGTCTAACAGTTGCTCAAGGTCAGGCTTTTCTCCGCTCTGTAAAAGTGCGGTGGCAAAAGCATGTATCACGGGCAATGTGTGAAGAAAAATCTTGGACTATGTGTGAATTCCTTCGGTCAAATACCGATGCCGAATATCGTTATGAAGTTCTCGAAATTGTCCGTGGTCGTAAACCTGCTCACCAACGTGAACGGGAATTAATCTCGGAATTGTCTCCTACTCTAAATACATTTTAAAGGATAAAAATGTTTGCTGTAATCAAAAAAAATCGGAGTGATACTCACCCTATCATTCTTTCAGTTTTTAAAAAACTTTCCGATGCT